TCCGTGCTTTCCAAGCTGGTGGCCAGCGTGCCCAGGCTCGCGGCCGCCTCTGATGCCATCCCGCCAATATCGAGTGCCTCCGGGACCTGGGCCATGACACCGGCCATGTCCCGGGCCAGGCTGGCCAATTGGCCGGCGACATAGGCCACCATCTCCGCCACGGCGATCTTGATGGCGCCGATGGCACTGACGATGGCATTCTGGATCGCCGCCCATGCCTGTTGGGCGATAATGGGGAGCTGATCCATGCCCGCCTGGAAGTTGGTCTTGAGGATGTCGATCTCGCCGAGGATGATACCGACCGCGGCGCGTAAATTGTCTGGCAGGTCAAGAAAGGATTGCGCGGCGAAGCCCACCAGGTCCACCAGCGCCTCCCAGGCGGTGCCCTGTTCTTGCAGTGCCAGGGCGCCATCGCGGATGACCAGGTTATAATTTGGCAGTTCCGCCAAGGCCTGGACGACCCCGCTTAGGGCAGGGGTGATACCGGCGAGGGCTTCGGTCCAGCCGCCGAAGAGGGCGACGGTTTCCGCCACGGTGGCGTTGATCTCGCCACCCAGGCCGTTGGCGATCTCGCCCTTCAGTTCGCCCAGCCAGCTGGTGACTTCTTGCAGTCCGTCTACCATGACCTCGGTCAGACCGGCGTCGCCAATTTCGACCATGAGCTGATCCCAGGCGTCGCCCACGTTGGACAGGGCTACCCCGAGGGTTTCGCTCTGGCGCTCGATGGCCCCGGCAAACTGCACCTCGCCGATGCGGCGCAGATAGGCTTCGATCTCGGCGGCATTGTTACCGATGGTGGTCGTCATGCCCTGGAAGGTCAGGGAGACCTGATCGCCCTGCTGGCTGGCGGTGATACCGAATTCACGCAGGCGCTCGAAGCTGGAGTTGGAGGCGTCTACTACGGCCTCGATCATCATGGACAAGTCCTTTCCCATGGCGCTGGCGGTATTCGCGTAGCTCAGCAGGGCCTCACGCGATGGGTCCAGGCCCATGGCCTTGAGCTTGATGAATCCCTCGGTAGCCTGCTGCAAACTGAACGGGGTCTGAGCGGCGAACTCTTGCAATTGCGCCCATGCCGCGGCGCCTGCCCGCGCGGAGCCGGTGACGGTCTCCAGACCAGCGCGCAAGGTGCCGGCGGCGACGTTGGCGGCGGTGAAGGACGCGGCCAGATTGCTCAATCCCAGCGCGGCGCCCGCGGTCAGCGCCAGCCCCTTGAGTTGGCTGGTTACCGCGGACAAGCCCCCACTTGCCGCCCGCCCGGCCGTCTGGTCCAGTTCCCCCACGCTGCCGCGCACCCGGTTGATGGTCTGAATGGCGGCCGTGCCGTCGGCATTGATGACGAGGCTGACGCGCAGGTTTCCGGCGGCCATAACTATCTCCCGGGGCGGGCAGGGCGGTTTAGGGTCTTGGCTTTGGCCTTTTCGTTTTCCTTGGCCAGGCGGGCATTGTTGACCTCGAGATACGCACGTTCGAGGACTTGCAAATCAGCGAAGAGCCCTGGTCGATCAGCGGCAGGAATGGCTTGCATGGCCATGACCGCGCGCACCCCGGCATAATCCAGGCCGGTAGCGACGTTGTTCATGCCGGTGTAACGCCACTGGGTTTCGCATGCCAGGTAGAGCATGACGCTGGGGATGTTCTCCGGCCACAGTTCGACGGCCTGGCATTGGCTGCACCAGGTGAGCTCGCCGCGTCCTTCCATGCACACGCGGCAGGTACTGGCCCCACTGGTGATGCTGCCCTGGCAATCCGCGCCATCGGCATCCAGCCGCCAGCGCTGCCAGTCCCTCAGTTTTTTCGGCGCCCATCATCGTCCAGGGTGGTGATGGCCTCCCGCACGGCTTTGACTACCCAGGTCCCGACGTTGAGCAAAGCACGCAGACGGTCTGGGCTGAAAGCTAAAGGTTCGCCAGCCTCATCGCCGATATCCTGCCAGTCGGTGACGCGGGCAACGATGCGTTCCATGTCTTCGGCGATGGCCTCGGGGCTGATGGTATCGGCCAGGGCGACGAACTTGGCCAGCAGGGCCGGGGCGGAGTCGATGGCCCCAGAATCGATTTCAGCGCGTAGCCGTTCCGCCTGATCGGAAATGACCTGATGTTTGGTGGCGGCGTTGTCGGTATGGGATCTCAGTTTGACGCGCAGCTTGATGCGCTGCTCGCCGTCCGGGTCCGGCAGTCGGACAGTTAGCCAAGTCTGGCGGTCTGCTTGAATTTTGAACATGGTCAGTCTCGCGGGTGTGAGGGGAAAGGGATGGTCAGTGAAGGGCGCGGCCCGGGCGATACGGCATGCCCGGAACCGCTACCCGGCGACTGACCAGCGCCGGGGTTGGGCTTAGGCGATCAGGGTATCCGCCAGGGGCGACAGGAGCACGGCAACCAGGCCCTTGTCGGTGCTGCCATCGCGGAAGCTGGTAAAGGTGAAGTTGACCTCGGTTCCGCCCGGGCTGTTGATCGGAGGGGTCGCCAAGGAGATGATGGCGTGGTCGAGCAAAAGACTCAACTTTTCATTGCCCGCCGTAGCGCCGGTACCGGTGCCGAAGGTCAGGATGACTTCCAGCGTGGTGTCGGTACGCGCGCTGGCCTTGTCGATGTAGGCGGAGAACAGGGCGGTATCGACGATGGCGGTTACCTGGCCGGAGATGTCAGCAAAGCCCTCGGGCAGGTCGATACGTTCGCCGGCATTTCCCAGGGCGTAGCGCCCCGTATCGAGGTTGTTGTTGATGGTGAACTGAACGCTCTTGACGTTGGTTACCGAAGTTCCGCCAACTTTCACGGTACAGTCGGGAGCGAACCACCCAGTATGTCCGGTGTCGCCCAGGCTGGCGTCAATCGCGGCGGTGGCGATGGTGTAATTCGCGCCCTGCAACTGCATCGCCAGGGTGGCGGCGCCTTCCTGAGGGATGTCGATGGTCGCTTGGGAAACGCGACACCCCAGGAACTGCTCCACTTTGTTGCTGATGCCGGCGCCGGTCCAGTCCCTTTCCACGATCAGGCCAACCGGCAACGAGGTTGGGCGGAAGGTGTGGGTGTAGGGGGCGCTGGCGCCGGTGGTGACCGGGGCGCCGAGGACGTGGCGCAGGTAGAAGCCGACATGTTGCGGCGCCATCTCGACATTCAGGTTGCCGGAGACATCGATATTTCCGGCCCCGGGTTTGGCGCGGCTTCTGTCCGAGCTGATGGTGTTGGGTTGCACGTCGTTCCGGCTGGCGGCGACTGAGCATTCGGTGAAGTAGGCCAGCATGCCTTTGGTGACGCTGGTCTTGCTCTTGAAGGTGACTTCGTCGTAAACGGCGACTTTGACGGCGGAACCAAGAACGGGCATGGCTTAGACCTCGGTAAGGGGAGTGGAGACAGCCGGGGCGAGCGCCTCGCCGTCAGGATTGGTGGTTGTTTCGCTCACGCGCTCGAATCCGCGAGCAAACAAACGCTCTGCGGTGGTCGGGTCGACGTGATGAATGATACCGCCGGTGCGGTAAGGACCGAAAGCCATCGGCCAAATGCCGGGGTGGCGAATGGCAATAGTAACTGGGGTCGGTTTGCTCATGGGCATCTCATCAGTGATCAAGTGGGATTTGCCAGCTATCGCGCCATTGCAGCAGTGGCCCGGACAGCGATACCAATTCGCCGCCGTTAAATGATGGCTCGTGCAATACGCCCGTCGTGGTGAACGAACGCATGGCTGCCTTGAGTGCGGCGCGGGCGCTTTCCAGTTGTTCCCCGGATTGGCAGGTGACCAGCAGGTGATAGGTGTGGGCGCTGCGCTGGCGGTTCGACACAGTGACAAGGTTGGGTGCCTCGCTAGCGAGGTAGACGGTCACGACGGGGTACTCGTCGCGCTCCAGGGGGTTGATACGGGTGGCATCCTCGATGGCCGCGAAGTCGGGGCAGACGGTGGCCAAGTGCTCCAGCAGGGCGTCAATCATTCAAAGCCTCCCGCAAGGCAGCGATCCGGCGGGACCAGCCCTTGCCAAACGTCTTCCAGGTGCGCAAGCCGCGGAGAAACTCCAGGCGGCGATTGATCAGTTTATGGGCTAGGGCGTCGAGGTTGGCACGTTGTAGGGCGGCCAGGGTGACGGGGCCGATGAGGCCGTCCACGGCCACGCCTAGCTCACGTTGCAGCCACTTGATGCTTTGCCCGACGCCGGAATGGATGGCGGCGTCGAAGACCACCAGGCGGATGGGGTGCTCGGGCATGGCCTCGCAGCGGCAGCGGTCCCAGTAGCCCTGCTGGTAGATCCGCCGTACCCAGTCCATGGGGATGGAGCGCAGGGGCCCACGGTAGCCATGATCAGCGGCCACGAGCTTGGTAATGCCGTAAGCGGTTTCCCCGCCCGGATCGGCGGGATGGTGGACATAGCCGCCCTCTTGGTCGAGGACGAAAGCCAGGGCGAGGTTGAAGTCCATCAGGGCTCGCCCCGCTCCGCCAGCAGGTTATGCAGCTTGTCGATGCGTGCGGACAGGGCCAGATCCATGGCGATGCGTTGCTCGCGTTCCGCCCGGCCATCGTCTGCCGTGTAGCGCGGGCCCTTGGAAGCAAACGCGCCCAAGTTCACCACGGCCACCGTCAATACGGCGTTGAACAGGATCAACAGGGCAAGGCTCCATTGCGTCCAGCGGCTCATTGCAGATGCTCCCTGACCCACACTTCGATTTGCTGAGCAACCATGATCGTGCCCGCCACCGCACCGATCAGCCAGGCCACAGCCCGGCGTAGCGTTTTCACCCATTTTGATGACTCCACCAGGCCGCGCAACTCGTCGCGGTTGTCGTAATACCATTGGCTCTTCTCGCTGTCACGGCGCATCCAATCACAAAACGTGATTGCCTCTTCTTTAAGATCGTCTATCTCGCGGAGGGCATGAGCCAGCTCCATTTCCAGCTTATGCAGCGCCGCCATCAGCTCGTCATGGCGACTGGCCTGGACGCTCTGATTCTCGCGGGCCGGGTGGATCAGATCAGCCATTGGTCAGGCCATTTACAGCCAGCGTCAGCAGCACCCCGACACCGAAGCCCGCCAGGAACGATTCGGCGTAGGGAATAATCGAGCGGGTGGCGCGGAGGAGGTGCTGCATGATGTTTAGCCTTTGGTAAACGTCCCAGTTTTGTTGAAGAGGCCAACCAGCAC